GCTACCGCTGGATCTGTACAGGTGGCTAGTATCGATTACCTTGCGTATCGGTATAATGTCGAATTGATCGGCTAAATAAAAGGAGAAATAAATGGCGATCTTTATGGGTAATAAAGTAGCTGTAGTCGCAGGCACTACAACTATTACCACTTTCGTTAGCGCGGTCAGCCTGTCGCGAGAAATTGATGCCGTCGAGATAACAAGTATGACCGACAGCGTCCAAAATTTAATAGGTGGGATCGAACGCCCAAGCGTTACGCTTGAAGTGTTTAACGATTTTGCTGCATCTAGCGTTAACTCAATTTTTGAGGATGCACTAGGTACAAAATTAGCTATCCAGCTAATTCCAGTCTCAGGCACTGTTACAGCGACTAACCCTCGCTACTCTATGTCTGTTTTGGTTGCCCAGTGGCAGCCAATTAACGGAAGTATCGATGCGCCAATGACTGCATCGATTACGCTTCCAGTAACTGCTCTTACTAAAGCTACATCTTAATAAACGAACAAGGGGACAAAAATGGCTAGTACGTCTATTGAACTAACAAAGAAAGATGGCAAGAAGTTAATTTATGAGCTTACGCCGTCTGCTAAAGTGGCTTTTGAAAGTCACTTTAAGTCAGGCTGGCGTAGGCGCTTAATTGATGAGCAATTAGAAAGCGATTTATGGTGGTTCGCCCATTACTTGCAAAGTAAAAAAGGTGATACAACTTTAGAATTAGGCGAGGCCTATACAGATCAATTTACCGATATTGAACTGGTCGTAGACTCAAAAAATGGATAGACCGACGCGGAGATATATGGGAAGTCGCAACTGTGTCGGTAGCGACAGGTATACCGCCTAATGCTCTATTAGACTGCGATCCTGCTATCTATTCAGCTATCAAGTTTATTTTACAGGAGCAAAGTCAGGCGCGACAGACACCGCGCGTAACGAGGAGGCGTTAATGGCACGTAAGCGCACTTTTAGAGGCTCTGTCGTCGTAGACGATTTTGATAAGTTAGTAAAAGAATTGAAGAAATTAGATCCACAATTAAAAAAGGATTTTAGTAAGGCATTAAATGCTGCAGCTACACCGTTAAGAAATACTGCAAGAAATTTTGTACCTGCGGATGTTACAAATGGGAGTGGCGTACCTATCTTTAGACCTAACCCACCTACATATACCAGTCCATCTTGGATAAACGATACAGAGCATAGGTCGAGAGATCCTTTACGATGGACGTGGCAACCAGGGGAAATCAAGGCTGGCATCAAAATCACAAGATCTCGTAAGAATAAGGCTCCATTTGGCTACAACAAAACGGCATATTCAGCCTTAGCCGTAGTTAATAGTAAACCAGCTGGCGCCATATATGAATTGGCAGGTGCTGGTAGACGTAGTTCTAGGAAACGCACTAAAAGTGTATCGCGTAACCCTAATGCGCAAAATGATTTTCAAGAGATGATAGTAAGGGTAGCGCCGCTAAATGGTCTAAAAGGTCGTATGTTATTTAAGGCAGAAGCGCAAGTAGGCGATAAGGTTAGGCAGGAAGTCGAGAAGGTAATTAATGAGCGACTTAGGAAGTTTGTGAGGGCTGTAAATGGCAACCGCTGATGTCGGCGTAGATCTAGTCACAAGGCTAAAAGATAAAGGCTTTAAGGATTTAGAAAAATCGTCAAAAAAACAAGATAAAGTCTTAGGGGCTTTAGGTAAGCGTCTAGCGGCTGCATTTTCTATAGCCGCTGTGGTCAATTTTGGTAAGGCGTCTGTAAAGGCTTTTCAAGAGTCACAAAAAGAAGCTAATCGACTACGTACTCAGTTGGACTCTTTGAATCTTGGTTTTGCTCAACCTTTTCTAACTGACTTTATACAGAAAACGCAATTAGCTACAGGCATATCAGGCGGTGTTTTGACTGACGCTTTCAATACTCTATCGCAAGCCACTAATGATGTAACCACCGCGCAAAGATTACTAGCTGTCTCTCTGGATATATCGGCGGCTACAGGACGCGATTTATCGACTGTGACAACAGCATTACAGCGTGGTTTTGCAGGGCAGACTACCGCTCTTACTAGATTAAAAATTGGCTTTACTACTGCAAATCTTAAAGGTAGAGATTTTGATGATGTACTTACAGAATTAGAAACAAAATTTACTGGATCATCTGCACGCGCAGCCGACACCTTAGAAGGCAAATTAGCGCGTCTAACTCAGGCTGTAGACGAAGCTAAAGAGGCTTTCGGCGAAGGTTTAGTAAAGGGTTTGGATGATAGTGGTGTAGCTGTAGAGGATTTACAGAAAGATGTGATTAACCTGGGTGAAGCTCTAGGACTCTTGGCTGGCAAGACCACTGGCTTTATTGCTTCTGTTAATAAAGATGTACAAAAGTATTTCGAGGAGAGCGATCGTGCTATAGCTAAGTTTGTACGTAATATTGCTGGCAATATAACCGAAATTACACGCTTGGAGGAAGAAAGAGGACGCGCTGCATTACGAGCTAGAGGTCAGATATTTAAGACCGAGAAGGAAAACGCGAAAGAAAGGGCAGCGGAGGAAGCGCGTAGAGCAAAAGAGGAAAAGGCTGCTGCGGCAGAGAAGGCTCGAAAAGCAAAGAGAGAAGCCTTAGAGAATAAAGCAAGATTTAAGGTGGATGCAGATTTGATAAATCTATCGGCGGCTTTGCGGCGAGGTCTTAATGATAAGGATAAAGCTGCAGCGATAGAGGCTTTTAACTTAAAAAAGTCAGGTTATGAAAATGATATTAATGCAATTAAAACGCTAGAAAACACACAGAGGGGCTATTATAATTTTCTGTTAGATGGCGAAAAGGTAATAACTGAGGCTCGCGTTGCTACGACTACAAAATCTATTGCTGAGATAGACAAATTAGTCACAGCTGCTAAAGGCGTATCAAGTCAAGAATTTAAGCTAAAAATAAATACAAATGTCCCAGAGTTAGTTTTAGATTTAGCCAAAATTGAGGCGGCTCTGCAACGTTATCAAGTACAAGTAGATGCAGCTTTAGCGCCTTTGTATACCGATCCTATATTTTCTAAAAATATCGTAGAGGGCTTAAGCATAAGCGAGAAACAGCTGATAGATAGATTTATGGCCTCTGGAGCGCAGGGTATTTTGCAAAATCCTTTTCGACCTGACGTGGACTTAAATCCTATTATCGCTCAGATACAACAGCGCGAAACAACCTACACTGCAGCTAGGGGCGCTTATAAAGCTATAACACCACCTGAGGAACTAGGCCTAACCGCTAATACCTCTTTTATGGGAACAGGGGATACAGGCGGTACGGTCGTTAACGTTAACATTAACGGCAGTCTAATCTCACAAAATGATTTAGTAGCAGCTGTTACCGATGCCGTTTATGCAACACAGCGGACAGGTAACAGCCTTATTATCGAGCAATAATGACTACTGGCGCGGTATTTACCTGCACTATCGACTTTAGTAACGGTGCTAACTTTGACCCTAGCCTAGTCTTAGATAATCCGTCGACACCGCTAGACCAGTCAGTATTAGGTACTAGCGCATCTGACATAGTAGACGTTACTCAGTATTTAATAAGAGCAGCAATACGGAGAGCCTATAACCGTACCTCGGATAGTTTTACAGCTGGTAATGCTGCAGTTAGATTAATTGATCAGACAGGATTATTTAACCCTGCGAATACGTCCAGTGCCCTATACGGCAAAATTTTACCAATGCGTAAAATACGTTTTACTGGAACCTTTGCAGGTCAGGAATACGCTTTAGGATCTATGTATATTCAGTCTTGGAAATATACTAGCCCTACAGGTTTTGATCCTGCCTACGTAGATCTCAACTGCGTCGATGGATTCCAATTACTTAACCTCGCGTCTATATCTACGGTCACAGGCGGTACAGCTGGACAAACTACAGCGCAACGTATCAGCAGTATTTTAGATGCGGCTGACTGGCCTGGAGGTATGCGCTCTATATCTACGAGTAGTACCACTACGGTACAGGCCGATACAGGTAGTACTAGGACGGCTTTAGCTGCCTGTCAAACAGTCGAGGCTACAGACCTGGGCGCTTTTTATATTAATCAGCAAGGCTACGCCACTTTTAAGTCTCGTAATGACATTATCTTAGCCTCTGGCGGTACGGCGACCGTCTTTAGCGATACTGGTGCCCCTAACACGATTACCTATCAGCGCGTATCTTTTGATTTATCAGATTTTGGATTAGTAAATAGCTGCACCGTCACGCGTACTGGCGGAACGCCTCAAACAGTCAATGGCTCAGATAGTATCGATACTTTTTTTAAGCATAGCCGTAATCGCAGCTCTATAGCGCAGACCGATACGGATGCCTTAAATCAGGCGCTTATGATCCTAGCAAGTCGCCAGGAGGTAGGTGCAGATTTACGTATGGAAACTCTGGTTATCGATGCCTCAGACGGCACTAACACAGATCGTGTTACTGCAGCTTTAGAGCTGGACGTCTTTGATCCTATTAGCGTTATACAGTCATTACAGGGAGGTAATGTCGAAAGCGATACCGTTATAACAGGGGTTGCCTACGACATTACGCCTAGTTCATTTTTTACTACTTTTACCACCGCGCAACCGTTCGCGAGTGGCTTCGTGCTAGACTCTCTGGTAGATGGCCTACTAGATGAGGACTCGCTCGCTTATTAAGGAGAAATATGGCTACATTTAACACAGGTCAAGTATTAACCGCGGCTGCGATGAACTCTATAGCAAACATAACGTTAAGAGCTGTTACTACTACGAGTGATACTTTTGTATTAGCAGATGCGGATAATAAGTTAATAACATATTCAAGTACTAGCGCTACTACTATAACCATACCTCCTAACAGCTCAGTAGCTTTTACTACTGGCTCTATCATTAACATTATTAAAATAGGTGCTAGTGGTACTTGCAGCATCGTTCAAGGCTCAGGAGTCACTATTGCTAGTGCTGGAGCTGTCTCAACTAGCCCTACGATTACATCTGCATTTAAGGCCGCATCGTGCATTAAAGTAGGTACTGATAGCTGGTATGTCATAGGTGGTATTGCTTAATGCCTATACTGGGTATTATTGCAAGTGGTGAGACTATCGCCGTACCTTTACAGGTCGAGTATTTAGTCATAGCAGGCGGCGGTTCTGGTGGTGATAATCGCGGCGGCGGTGGTGGCGCTGGGGGCTATCGTTCAAGTGTTACTGGAGAAAATTCAGGTGGAGGCGCAAGTGCAGAAAGTAAATTAACCTTAAATAAATCAACTAATTATACTGTAACAGTTGGCGCAGGTGGCACATTTTCAGCAAATGGTTCTGATTCGGTATTTTCTACAATAACTTCAACAAAGGGTGGTCTTGGTGGTCGCTTATTTGGTAGTGGCAATTCAGGTGGTTCTGGTGGAGGTGGTTCGTTAAAACTAGGTGCTAATGGTGACGGCGGTGCAGGAACTGCCAATCAAGGTTACGCTGGTGGAACTGGTGCTAATTACAATATAAATGTCCTTGGCGGCGGTGGTGGCGGTGGTGGCGCTGGCGCAGTAGGTGTAACTAATTCTGCAAATTCTAATAATGGTATGAACGGCGGTGTCGGAGTTGCTTCATCTATTACTGGTTCATCTGTAACTAGAGCTGGTGGCGGTGGTGGAGGGCCAGGAACTAGTGGTAATCAAGGTAATGGTGGAACTGGCGGCGGTGGAAATTCTGGTAACACTGGTGCAAATGGTTCACCAAATACTGGTGGTGGCGGCGGGGCATCTGAACAAAATGGCGGAAATGGTGGAAATGGTGGGAGTGGTATAGTAATTTTGCGTTTTCCAACTGCTGCTGGAACAATAACCATTGGCGCTGGTTTAACAGGTTCAACAACCACTAGCGGCGCAAATACAATAGCAACAATTACTGCTGGCACAGGAAATGTGAGTTGGGCATAATGGCACATTACGCATTTTTAGACGAAAACAATGTAGTAACTGAGGTTATTACTGGCGTAGATGAAAATGAATTAATAGATAATTTAAGTCCTGAGATCTGGTACGGTAATTTTAGAAATCAAACCTGTAAACGTACGTCTTATAATAATAAAATACGTAAACAATACGCAGGCATAGGTTTTACTTACGATTACATTAATGACGTTTTTATAAAGCCTCAGCCTTTTGCTTCCTGGACTTTAGATAGCAATTTTGACTGGCAGCCTCCTACACCTAGACCTAATGGTGATTTATGGAGATGGAACGAATTTACTTTAACCTGGGTTGAGATAAGCCTTTAATAATGGAGACAAGCGCTAACGGATGGCCTGCGTCTGCAGATCCAGAGGCTATAGATATAGTTCGTAAGCGTGTCCCTGGGACAGATCTAAAGCTACGTGTGGCTAAGCCTGTAGCGCCTTTACTAATTGGTTTTGCTGCAGAATTTCATAAGCTAGTCGAGCCTATAGACGAGGGTAAAACCCTAGACGACTGGGGTTATTGCTATCGCAAGGTCAGAGGATCTAATACCGTAGTCTCTAATCACAGTAGCGGTACTGCTATAGATCTCAATGCTACGCAGCATCCGCTAGCAGCTGTAGGTACTTTTAATGACGAGCAAGTAAGAGTAATTAACCGTTTATGCCGTAAATATGGTCTAAGATGGGGCGGTAATTATCGTAATCGTAAGGATGAGATGCATTTTGAGATAGCTCTAAATGCAGTGCAAGTCGAAACCTTAGTAAGAGGTTTAGAGATGGAGACCGATGAAGGCGAAACAGAATAAACAAGTAAAAACAGCTTTAGAGGTATCTGCCTCCTGGGGTAGAGCAGCTCTTAGCGCTGCATTAGCTTATTACTTAGCTACTGGCGATATGACTGTAAAAGGTCTAACTAGCGCTGCAGCCGCTGCGATTCTGCCTCCTTTAATGCGTGTCCTAAATCCTAAGGATCCGCTAGGACGTGGATAGTCTTTTAATTCAGCTAGGCGTTATAGCGGCTGCGACCATATCAGGGGTAGCCGCTATATTCGCTTCACGTGCAGAAAAGAATAGCCGCCCTGTCTCTAACGGTTTTGCCGATGAAGTTTTAGGCGATCTCAGAGAGGTAAGGCGTATGCTATTTACGCATCTCAAAGACCACGATCGAGAGGGACAAAATGCAAAAAAGTGTATTCATTGTACCGACCAGGGGAAGGCCACAAAACGCAAAAAGGCTTCTTAAAGCCTGGAAAGATACGAAAGCTGTAGCAGATTTATACTTTGTCTGCGATATAGATGACTGGTCGCTACGCGATTATCAAGCTATAGACGACATAAACATAATAACTAATCACATAACCGCCGCTGGTATGGCTCAGCCTCTTAATATGGCTGCGATGCTTTTACTAGACGATACTAAATATGATCGCTATACCTATTTTGGTTTTCTAGGAGATGATCACGTACCGCGTACTGATTTCTGGGACTATCTTTTAACTCTACAGATACCAGGTAATAGACAAGGAATAGCTTACGGTAATGACTTACTGCAAGGCGCTAATTTACCTACTGCCTGTCTAATGACTAGAGGCATAGTGGAAAATCTTAAAGGTATGTGTCAGCCTAAAGCTAAGCATTTATACCTAGATAATTTCTGGAAAAAATTAGGCCAGGATATTAATGGACTGTTTTATGCAGAAAACATAGTAATCGAGCATATGCATCCACTAGCCGCTAAGGGTGCTATGGATGATCATTACGCACGCGTCAATTCTGAGCAGTATTACAGCCACGATAGATTAATCTACGAGGACTTTATTAACAGCCAGTTTTATAAAGACTTAGTCGTGGCTCTGTCGTGAAAATCTTAATCACTGGTAATAGAGGTTTTGTAGGTCGTCATTTTACATATGCTTTATTAGATCATAACGTCACATATGTCGACATAAAAGACGGTATCGATGCTAGAGATTTCTTTAGACGCGATGACACATATTTCGACCTTTTGATACATCTTGCGGCAGTCGTAGGAGGTAGGCAGACTATCGAGGGTAGTCCGCTATCTCTGGCGGTAGATCTATCAATAGATAGCGAAATGGCATCCTGGGCGATGCGTACACAGCCAGGACATATTCTCTACTTTAGCTCTAGCGCTGCCTATCCTGTAGAGCTACAGACTTTAGAGCTTAAAACAATGCTTACAGAAAACGATATAAACCTTAGAGATATACGTCTACCAGATTATACGTATGGGTGGGCTAAATTAACTGGAGAGATGCTCTGCGAGCATTTAAGACGTGAAGGCCTAACCGTCACTGTACTTAGACCTTTTAGCGGTTACGGTGAGGATCAGAGCCTCGAATATCCATTTCCTAGCTTTATGGAGAGAGCTGGTCGTAAGGCAGACCCTTTTACTATCTGGGGATCAGCATTAACTACTAGGGACTGGATACATATAGACGACATAGTGGAGGCCTCCTTGCTATTGGCTAAAGACCGTATGAGCATAAACATAAACCTATCTACAGGCAGGCCTACGACCTTTATGGAGCTATTTAACCTAGTAGCTCGTCAGGTGGGCTATAAACCAGTCGTAGAGGTCGATGAAGGCGCTCCTAAAGGCGTCGCGTACCGCGTAGGTAATCCAGCGCTCTTAAACAGCCTGGGCTATAACCCTAAAGTAACCCTAGAGGTCGGCGTGTCTAGGTGCTTGACTGTCTGGAGGCAGTAGTACCATTAAGGGGTCTGGAACCCCTCAACCCTCCAGACAAAGGGACAGAAATGACTACGAAAAAAAGGTGTTTATCTTTAGCTGATAAACATAATATAGAAATAAATATATCGCAGAGCTGGGTTTATTCTGTATCTGTAGATATTCCAGAGGGTTATCAGTTCGCTTTAGATGATAATCGACAAGGATTAACCTTTCAGGCTGAAAATCGTAAGCAAGTCTGGGAAGGTGTTTATCACGATCTAAAAGAAATTATCTCTTATAAGCCCTGGTACAAAATGTCTACCTCAAAAGAAATCGAGGTAGCGTCGTGATCGTCTTTATTCAAGAGTACACAGATCTATTTATATTTCTATGTGCTATAGGTATTTTTATGACTGGTTATTATTACGGTCACTATAACGGTCATCAAAGAGGATTCGTGCGTGGTCGCGTAGCGGCTCGTAAGCATCCATCGACAAGATACGAGCAATAATGAACCGTATCTATGATTACGCGATTACATACGCAGCTCTAGGCTTTAAGATTTTGCCTTTAGGCGTAGCAGCTAAACAGCCTCATAAGAGATTCGCTCCACGTGGACTACATAGCGCCACAGACGACATAGAGGTTATTCATAAGTGGTTCAAGGCTCAGCCTGACATAAACATAGGAATAGCCTGTAAGCCATCTAATCTCGTCGTCTTTGACGTAGATCTACGTAATGGCGGCACGATAGACGGCCTAACAGAGACCAGACGTATAAAGACAGGTAATGGATTCCATTACTACTACTGGGCATCTGCCGATATGACTTTCCCTGGTAAATGGCGCGAGGGTGTAGATATTAAGTGGAACGGTTACGTAGTAGCTGCTCCATCTAAGCATCCGAGCGGTAGTTACTACTTGGTCGACGACCTAAGCGATATTAAACCAATTTCTGATCTGGTAGGTGTGTAATGAACTTAAAAGATATAGCGTCAGAATTAGCAGCGCTAACAGTAATAAAGGATGCAGTAACAGAGGCGACTAATACATTAAGAGAATTAGCCAGAGATGAGCTAACTAATGTAGGCGCTGATATGACTAAGGCTATTATCGATAATCAAGAGGTAGCCAAGATAACCTTAGTTAGTCGAGATGTATCTTTTGTAGTTACTGACGAAAAGGCTTTAGTAACTTGGATTATTGAGAATTTTCCTAGTGAAATAGAGCCTAAAGTGCGCGAGTCATTTCGAAAGAAATTTTTAGACACCTTAGCTATAACACCTGAGAGCCAGATATTTAGCACTATGACAGGTGAGGTATTACCTTTTATAGGACTTGATACTAAAGCTCCATACGTCTCTACACGCTTCTCTCCTGAGGGTCGAGCAGCTGTGTTAGATGCAATTCGAGAGCATCGAGTGACGTCGCTGCCCTGGTTAAATATTTATGTCGAGTCACAGAGACGCAAGGAGATCGAGTAAATGAACGAGGACAAAGCTAAAGCATTACGTGCGCCTTTTAGAGATGATCAGATAGAGGCTAAAAATGTAGGACAGAGATCCTATAATTTTATTAATCACGCAGTAGTCACAGATAGATTAATTTCTGTAGATCCTGCCTGGTATTGGCAGCCTATGGCTATAGCTGATAATGGCTCTCCAGTATTAGATGAATTTAACGGCCTATGGATCAGACTTACAGTATGCGGCGTAACTAGAATCGGTTACGGTGCATCTGAGCCGCATCAAAAAGGGGCCGATGCGGTTAAGACTGCTATCAGTGACGCTATAAAAAATGCAGCGATGCGTTTTGGCGTCGCTCTCGATCTTTGGGGAGCAGATAGCAACGGTTCGAGCGTAGAGCTGGCGGCTACACCTTTCACGCCACCTCTACGCTCTGTCCCACCTCTTAAAGCTGTAGAGACTGATAATCCTGAATTAGCAGCCTTTTTAGATTCACAGCGACCAGAGTCAGAGCCTACGAAAGTAGTACCGCCTGAGGGTGAGCCTTACTGCAACCATAGAGAGATGGCCTGCCGCGTTTATAGATCTGGGACAAGTAATAGCGGTAAGCCATACGAGGGTCTATTTTGTCAGCGTAAGCCATATACTGAACAATGTACGCCAATGTCTTTAGAGGGTAAGCCCTGGAAAAAATGAGGCCATTACCCTTACACGATCTTGATATGAAATTGGCGAGACAAGCTGCAGATTTCTTTATCGAGTGGTCAAAGAAAACACAGGAGACGGATAACCCTCACACTAGAGCCGTACCCTGGAAAAATGACTACGAGCGTAAGTATGAGATGCAGATGGCTTACGGTGCTGAGATAGGCGTAGCCAGGTTATTAGGGCTTGACTGGAACGGCCTCAACACTTTTAAGGATAAAGCTGACGTAGGCGATAATGTCGAGGTGCGCTGGTCGCGGTCTAATAATCTTATCCTGCGTCATTATGATCGCGATGGCGACGTAGCTTTCCTAGTGCAAGGCTCATCACTTAGTACTCTATTTTTAGTAGGTTACTACCCTGTTTATTTAGGCCGTATAGACGAATATAAGCTAGAGGATGAGGAGACCTGGTTTATACCTAAGGACAGACTATACGATTATATGCCCTATAAAGAGGCTGTAAGGCCGTTTTTAGCCACTTTGGGGGCTCGGCCTACATAGATACATAGGCTTACGCTACTGAGGGTACGCGTAAGGAGACTGGGACTACTTTCCATCTGCGGTAGTAGTCCCTTTTCTCTTTTGTCGCCAGGATGGTCTATAGTTTTATCTGGTCGAAAGACTGGGGGCAGGAACTCTTACGGCGACGGTTGACGGTCATCAAGATCTAAACAAAGCTACAGGGATCCTCCACTACTCACTATTAATTATTTTTAATTAATGGGGGGTAGGGGGGCATTTCTCTTTTAGCTCTGGTATCAGGTCATATATATAAAAATACATAAAATAAAATATAATAAAACCAAGTGATAAACCCTTACCAGTGAAGGGATAGAGATGCAACTAACGATAGATATATCTATTGGAGAAGTGTCAACACAGATAAACACAGACCAGTCTCTATCTTTTGACGCTATCGAATCATTACTAAGTAGATCTGTAAGTAGCGTATTAGTTATGTTCAACAGTTTAAGCGAGAAGGATAGGCAGTACGCTTTAGGCCTAGACGCGGACTCAGATGAGGACATAGATGACGAGACGGACTCGGAAAGCGACGCCTAACGGCTATAAACACTGCAACACTTGCGACAAGATACTACCGATAGATGATTTTGGCTGGCGTAATAAAGCCAATAATGCAAGACGCCATCACTGTAATAACTGTCGAAATCTATCCAGATGGATAATGCGTAGGGTAAAATATGAGTATGGACAGCTGCTCGAAAAGCAGAATTATAAATGCGCTATCTGCGATGTAGCCAATACACAAAGTCGCCTATCCATAGACCATAACCATAAAACACAGGAGATAAGAGGCCTACTCTGTCACGACTGTAATAGCGGTATAGCCTCTTTTGACGAAAACAGGCAATACCTAATGAGAGCCATCATCTACCTAATAGGAGATAGAAATGCTACTAATGGGATCGATATTTCTAGCTATAACACTAGCAACACCGCAAGGCCTGCAAGAATACGCAGCTAAACACGTAGAGCCATACGAGGTTAGATGTATGGTCAAGCTCTGGACTAAAGAGAGTAACTGGAGATATAAGGCTAAATCTCCTACACACGATTACGGCATACCTCAGAGACATATGAAGGGTAAGAGTAAAAAAGAGATAAACACTTTTCTAGCTTCCCCCTTAGATCAAATCCACTGGGGTATTGGCTATGTGCGTCATCGCTACGGCGATTTCTGCAGTGCGCTAGACTTTCATAAGCGTCATAATTGGTATTAAACTGTACGTTTAGTGCTAAATTTAGTACTTAATTTAGAGATAAGGGACATATATGGATCTGAGAGAAAAAATTACGATAGGCGTCTGTTCACCTGGACAGTGGCACGCGATGTTTGCAACCAGCATTATTGATATAGCTCGTAGTCAGTCACAGCTAGGACAGCTCATTAGCCTCGAAGGATCTGGCGTCATAAGCCGTCTACGTAATCAAGTAGTAGCTACATTTCTGGAGAAAACTACCGACGACTGGTTATTACAGATAGATACAGACCAGATAATCACAGTAGAGAATTTTAAGAAGTTAGTAGCTGCAGCTGATAAGGATGAAAGACCTATCGTAAGCGGTATCGTGCACGCAGCGTGGGATACCCAAAATGTTTATCCTGAGCCTGTCCCTTGCGTGTTTAAGATAGGTGAGGACACTGGTCTTTATGCTATGCACGAATATCCAGAGGAGAGCATAGTAGAGATAGATGCGGCTGGTACTGGTTGCATACTTATCCATCGCTCAGTCTTTGAGAAAATGAGAGAGCATCAAGATAAAACTAATGAAGGCGATCTATGGTGCTTTTATAGAGATATGCCAATTAACCAAGCTTGGGTAGGTGAGGATATATTCTTTAGCATACGCGTTAAGGCTATGGGCTTTAAGATGTTTGCTCACACTGGGGTTCAGCTACCTCATAAGCGCAGCTATTGGTTAACCAGAGAGCATCATAAGGATTACGCTAAGTACGTAACGGCTAGGCATCAAAGCGCGCAGCAAGACATAGAGATCGCTAACGAAATCTCGTTAGGAATAAAAGAGGATAACAAGTAATGGCAACTACGAGCAGTAAAGTATCAGTGACGACAACAGCTCAGGTAATCGCATCAATAGATAACGTGACGCAGTATGTACACCTACACAGTAAAGGCGCGACTTACATAGGTAACACAGGTGTCACTTCCAGTACTGGCTTCTTATTGGATAATGGGGACAAGCTAGTAATTACAGTACCGCAAGGCTGCGAGCTTAACGTCGTAGCATCTACAGGATCTCACGATCTATACGTATTAACTACGCGAGTCGATTAATCAATTATGGGCGTTTTTTCCCACACGCAGCACCTGCGATACGCCGCGGTGCGCGTTTATCTCTCCCCCCTGTGGATAACGCGACCTGTGGAAAACAAAAAAATAAATAACAAAAAGTTATGAAACATCCGCATCATTTGAAATATGGACGAGAATATAGAAAAGCTCGAAAGATTATTTTGGCTGGTAATCCGACCTGCTACTGGTGTCATCTCAGACCTGCTACGACTGCAGACCACGATCCTCCTGTAGATACGGTGACAGATATGAGGCTCTGGCGTGGACAGCTGCGACCAGCCTGCAGCAAGTGTAATTATTCGAGGGGAGCGATTTATGGTAACAAAATCAGACAGGCCGTTAGACGTAGCCGTAAGTGGTAGGCGACGTAGATCAGGTAGACACGTGAGAGCTATGAAGCGGATGCTAAAGGGTCGCACTGACATCGATGCAGTCACGCGAACGATGCTACTAGGTCTTACCGCTGCCTGGGATCAGATAGAGGAAAGCAACCAGGCTATAAATTCAATACCAGCCATATCTAAGGAGCTACGAGAGATCTGGTTTAAGATAGCTCCTACTGACTCAATAGACGAGCTATGGACTTAGCAACCGTATGTCCTCCTAGATGGGCTACTGAAAGAGATATAGCCCTAGCTACAGATGGCGACAAGTTAGAGAAGGTCGCTAACCTAATGGGCTTTAGCCTTTATCAATGGCAGAGACAAGTAGCAGACACAGCCTTAGAAAAGGTAGACGGACATTACTGGTATAGGACTGTAGGCGTAGCCGTAGGTCGTCAGTCTGGAAAGTCTAAGCTCGTAGAGACACGTATCGCCTATGAGCTATTAAAGCCGCGCCATCACGTCGCCTATACAGCTCAGGATCGTAATATGGCTAAGCTAAAATGGCAGGAGCATATAAATAGCTTTGAGCGTTGCCCTGCTATTGCTAAACACATACATCGTATTAGTTACATAAATGGCAGCGAGCGCCTATATATGAAAAGCGGATCTACATACGGCATAGTCACACCTAACGATAAAGGTGCGCGAGGTATGAGTCTTAATCTAATGGTCATCGATGAAGCTCTTATGCATCCTCTTAGTCTTATAGCTTCGCTGCAGCCTACGCTAGCGACTCGTAAAGATGGACAGTTATGGATCCTGTCTAATGCTGGTATCCCTGGGAAAAGCGAACTACTACAGCATTACCGCGAGGTAGCACACGCTAACATTAACGATAAACAGACGAGACTAGCCTGGTTCGAGTGGTGTCCACGTGAGGAGAAATTTGACTATATGGATGAGTCAGTATGGGCGCAGTCGATACCATCTTTAGGTGAGTCTAATGGCGTATTAATTGAAGCTGTAAGAGAAGCTGCTAACACGAACAGCCCAGAGATATTTACGAAAGAATGGCTAAACGTCTGGCCTGCTAAAGAAGCCGTAGCGGTAATAGACGTAGATCTATGGGACAGCCTAGCTCGTACCGATATAACCATAGGTAATAAAATCGTCTTAGGTGTAGACATATCTAGGGAGCGCGATAAGTCCTCTATAGCTGCATCTGGTTTAGTCAGAGAAAAGACGCCAGTAGAAATCATCGAAGCTAAAGACGGCGCTAACTGGGTATTACCACGCCTTATAGAAATTGCGAAAAAATGGAACGCGCCAGTAGTTATAGATAATGGCTCTCCAGCCTCATCAATGATAGGAGAGCTAGAAAATGCAGGCGTAGGCGTAATTAGCGTAGGCCTCAGAGACTACGCTAGAGCCTGCGGATCCTTTTACGATGCTGTACAGGCTAAAAGCATCTGTCACCTAGACGACCCTAATCTAAGACAGGCCATCGTAGGATCTAGTAAAAGAGCTTTAGGTGATTCCTGGGCTTGGTCGAGAAATAGCACAAATAACATTACGCCGCTGGTCGCTGCAACACTGGCACGATACGGCGTAGTAAATGAACCTATCGAGATGCCAGTACAAAGGAGCAAAATCTACTAATGAAATATTTACCAGTAACGCTACAGCTTTTAGGATCTATCGCCATTACCACAGGTGCATACTTAATTTATGCTCCATCTGCGATAGTATTAGGAGGGTCTTTTCTAATGCTCTTTGGTATTGCTATGGAGAAAAGGAATAAATAATGCTAGGACGACTACTTAAACGGCAGATACAGCCGTCTGTAGTCTATACATCATCTGGCTACGTAGATTCGCTAGGTAGAGTAGGTAGAGCTTTCCAGGCTAACTGGTCAGGTACTTACGTCGATACTAATACAGCGCTAGGCGTACCAGCAATTTATCGCGGTGTTACATTAATCGCAGATGCTATAGGCGCACTAGGTCTACATAGTTACCGTAATGCTCGTATCGTTAAACCAACACCGCAGATATTAATTAAACCTAATCCGCAAGAGACGCGCATCGAAACTATTAGCGCTATGGCTGCATCTTTAATCTTAGATGGTAACTATATAGCTGTACTGGGTGAACGCGGCGCTAACGGCTTACCTGATTTCTTTTACCCTGTTGCTATCGATCGCGTAAATCTTACTCGCGTAGATGGTCGCATAGTTTATAGAATTGACGAGCAAGTCTACGAGGCAGACGATATATTACATATTAAAAACTTTACGTTACCTGGCGAATTTTTTGGACGAGGAATAGTAGAGACACAAAAACAGGCAATAGGTAAAGAGATAGCCATTAATGAGTATGCATCGCGTTACTTTGATGGTGGCGTAAATCCTACAGCTGTAATTAAATCTGGTAATCCTGATTTAACACAGGAGGAGGCAGACGCTCTTAAAACAGCGTGGCTATCTATGTATAGCGGACGTAATCGCCAGCCTGCCGTACTAAATTCGACTACAGATTTTGAGATACTTTCATCTAACGCGCAAGAGTCACAATTAATAGAGGCGCAGATACAGGGACTTACAGAGGCTGCTAATATCCTGGGCTTACCTGCATATTATTTAGGTGCGCCTAACAGCTCTCGTACTTACGCTAACGTCGAGCAAGAAAATCTACAGTTAGTACGCTGGTCGATACAGCCGATCGCAGAGAGAATAGAGCAAGCGTTATCAGAATTATTAGTACGAGGTCAGACAGCTAAATTTAATTACGACACGCTATTACGTACAGATACGCTATCGCGTTATCAAGCTCACGCAGTAGGTCTTACTAACGGCTTCTTAACTGTAGACGAGGTGAGAGATATGGAAAATAGAGACCCTATCCAGGGTATAGATGATGAGCCTATAGACACTATCGAGGCTCCAGAATATGACGAGGAGGATGAATTAGACGTATGAGTACTAATGAAATCCGCAGCTATGCACTAGACCTAGAAATCCGCGAGGATGAAAATGGAGGCCGTACTATTTATGGTATCGCTGTCCCTTATGACAAAGAGCAACGCGTAAGCGGTGATACTACTGAGGTATTTAGACGAGGCGCTTTCGCTGACGTTATTAAGGCAGCCCATCGAGTGAAGCTATTAAGAAACCACGATTCTAAAAATCCAATAGGACGAGCTACGTTACTACGAGAGACAGATCAGGGACTTTACGCAGAATTTAAGGTAAGCCGCACACGTGAGGGAGACGATGCGTTAGAGCTAGTAAAAGATGGCGCACTAGACCAGCTCTCAATAGGTTTTATGCCAATTAAAAACCGTAAGCGTACAGATGGCGTTATCGAAAGATTAAAGGCTCATCTAGCAGAGGTATCTCTAGTTACTTTTGGCGCTTATGGAGATCTAGCAACCGTTAACGGCGTGCGATCACAGGAGCCACTAGGTACACCTCGACTCGATGCAGCTAAGGCGATTTTAGATGCCATACAGCATCGTAAATAACCATCCTGAGTGTGATGGCTACGCAGTCGTAAAAGACTCTAATAATGAGCTTATAGGCTGTCATAGGACAGAGGCTCAGGCGCAGGATCAATTAACAGCGGTAAATATCGCTGAGTATGGCGAAAGAGCTTTACCTGATAATTACAGACCTGCAGATAGTTCAGACGTCCCAGAGGGTCGTAACTGCGGTAACTGCGGTTTTAATGTCGAGGGATACTGCATTAAATGGGATGATGAGATAGCAGCTAATTATTACTGTAACGCCTGGGAGCCAATGGCTCAACGTCAGGAAAGCTATAAACCTACTGCAGCTATGAGAGCTGAGGCTCAGCGAGGCTTAGACTGGCGTAAAGAATATGGGCGCGGTGGTACAGCTGTAGGAATAGCTAGAGCGCGAGATATTGCAGGCGGTAAATCTTTACCTTTAGAGACTGTCCTACGGATGAGGTCTTTTTTTGCTCGTCACGAAGTAGATAAAAAAGGTAAAGGCTTTAGTCCAGGAGAGGATGGCTACCCTAGTAATGGTCGTATCGCCTGGGCTCTATGGGGTGGAGATCCTGGTAAATCGTGGGCAGATAACATAGCTAAGAAAAACGAAAATAGGACAGACAGAGCCTTAGCAATACTAAAACTATTACGCAAAATATAGTAAGATATTCATAGAGTAAGACACCTCGATTTAACAGGTGCGACACCTCGCATAGTGCGACACCTCGCCACGTTACACATCGACACCTCTACGACAAATAATTAACTTTTATTCTAGGAGAGTAAAACGTGGGAAATAACTTTTTAGATGGTCTACGCGAAAAGCGCGAGACTAAGACCTCTATGATCCAGACGATCGTAGACCGCGCCGCTGAGGAGACTCGCGACGTAACAGAGGTAGAGCTAGCTAATATCGAAGCTCTCAACCTCGAAGTAAAGAAGCTCGACGAAAGAATTGAGCAGATTTCAGATATGGAACTACGTAACGCTAAGGCTGCAGATCTAGCCGCTAAGGTAGATAGCACAAAGCCAGCTAGCGAAAAGCGCGAAGCTATTAAAGTAGTTAGCGAACCTACTACATATTCACAGCGCAGCGAGTACAGCTTTTTAGCTGATGCTGTTAAGGCTCATTTCAACACTGACGTAGATGCAGCGGATCGTATCCGTCGCCACCAGCAAGAAATGAACGTAGAGTACCGCGCAGCTGGTACGTCAAATTTTGGCGGTTTAGTAGTACCACAGTATCTAGTAGATCTGTATGCACCTAAGCTACGCGCTGGTCGTCCGTTCGCAGATGCATCACGTCGTCATACTTTGCCACCGCAGGGTATGTCAGTCGTGCTATCTCTTATTGGAACTGGTACAGGCGTCGCAGCTCAAACTTCACAAAACACAGCAGCGGTATCTACAGATCCGCAAGACAGCACACTTACAATTAACGTAAATACTGTCGCTGGACAAAACAGCGTATCAAAGCAAGCTCTACTACGTGGATATAACCTAGAGTCAATTATTCTAAGTGACTTGATGCGTGCATATAACACAGAGCTAGATAACTTGATCCTAAATGGAACAGGATCTAATGGACAACCTCTAGGCATCCAAAATATGACTACAGGAATCCTAGTTACTTACACTGCTACCACTGGTACAGTCGCAGGTCTCTATCCAAAACTTGCAGACGCTATTCAACAAATTCAGAGCAACGTATACGCATCGCCAAACGCGATCTTGATGCATCCTCGTCGTCTAGGCTTCTTGCTTTCAGGCCTAGATAGCCAGAATCGTCCGCTAGTCGTACCAACTGCGTATAATCCTGTAAATGCTATTGGAACAGGTGAGGGATACCCTAACTACGGTAATAATTCAGGTTACTCAATTCTCGGTCTACCAGTTATCACAGACGCAAATATCACTACTGCAGCTGGAACTGGTACAAACCAAGACACGATCCACATCGTCGACCTTAACGAGTCTCACTTATTCGAGGAGACTGGTAGTCCGACATACGTTACGTTCGAGGAACCAAATGGAAAGGTCGCGCTAAATATCGTTATGTACGGTATGTTCGCATATACCTCTCTACGTTATCCTAAAGCGTTCGCACAAATTAACGGAACTGGATTAGCTGCACCTAGCTTCTAGTGCTAATAAAACCATCTGGGGGGCTACGGCCTCCCAGTGGTTATAACCATCCAGGATCTAAGGGGCGTGCTATGAGTGATATTAGAAAACACTTTAGTGATGACCTATTCTCGAAAATACCTGTCCCTATTGACGATGAGGCTCCTGGATGGCTATAACTAACGGTTACACCACGCTTAACGCGATGAAAACTTTTTTAAGTATTGCAGATAGCTCAGACGATACATTATTAGAGGGACTTATTGAGTCTGCCTCTCGCAGTATTGATCGCATAGCTAATAGACGTTTTTATTTAGATGCTAATGCCTCAGCTCGTAAATATCGCGCTTACAGTGAGCTGTTTACTTATGTCGATGATATTGGAACCAGTAGCAGTCTCGTAGTAAAGATAGACGATGATGGAGATGGCGTCTTTGAGACTACGTTAACCGTAGATACAGATTTCTTACTAGATCCACTTACTGCCTCGTCTTTAGGTAGGCCTTTTACTCAGCTGACAATGGTTAACACTTCTTATGTCTGGCCTATATTCCCTGGACTGTTTAGTAATGGTCTGCGTCCAGGTGTTGAGGTTACTGCCAGATGGGGATGGCCTAGCGTTCCAGATGACATAGAGACAGCCTGCCAGATACTTACAGCTGACCTATATAAGCGTAAAGACTCTCCAGGCGGCATCTTAGGTCTAGGCGATTTAGGAGCTGTTCGTATGAGTCCACTAGGTCGCGACGTTACTGCGATGGTCAGAGCTTATAAAAAAGAGGTCGTAGCTTAATGGTTCCATCGACAGTACGCTCTAATCTCAAAGCGCGACTAGCAACTATTACAGGCTTAAAGACTTACGATTATATTCCAGACTCTGTTAACGTCCCAGGTGCAGTAGTAGGTCAGTTAGATCTCAATTTTGACGCCACCTTTAATCGTGGTTTTGATAACGCTACCTGTACAATACTTTTAATTGTAGGACGTATGAGCGAGTCAGCTGGACAGACAAAGCTAGACGGTTATCTAGCGTCAACAGGTTCTACCTCGGTAAAAGCCGCGATCGAGGCAGATGCAACACTTAGCGGCGCTGTCCAAACCCTGCGAGTAACATCCGCTACCGCTGGATCTGTACAGGTGGCTAGTATCGATTACCTTGCGTATCGGTATAATGTCGAATTGATCGGCTAAATAAAAGGAGAAATAAATGGCGATCTTTAT